CAAGTGTTTGACTCGTAAATGGGAACGGCGCCGCCGGCCGGGTCATCGATCCGCCACATCGGGAACGAGGCCGGGCCACGCGATCCTTTTATCGATCGGTCGGCGTCACAGTGTCGATGCTTGCAAGTTTTACAGTTGAATTCATCCGGCGACAGCGCGATCGCCGCCGCGATTATGATTTTTTTTTATCGTCCAGGTTGATGAATGAGCGGTTGAAAATCTCCGTGCCGATTTCGACCTGGTGATTGTAATGCAGCATATCCTGTATTTGCCGCGGGCTAAGCCCTTCGAATTCGATCGGCTCGCCGTCGGCGTCGAGTACGACGCGCCAGTCCTCGAGTCCGTACCGGAAAAGCATCAAAAGACCGTTCGCCGAGAAAGTCAGATCGCCGCGCGATGAAAACTGCAGTTCTGGCGCAATCATTGCCTGCTCGTAACCAGATAGGCCGCGCACCTTGAATTCGGCCGGGTCGTCGCTGTCGGTTTGCGACGCCGGTCGAAACCAGTCCGACGCCGCTGCTTTGATCGCGCGTATTGCCATTATGTGAACGCGATTGATATTTCGTCGTCGGTCGACGACTCCGCCGCGCCGAATGGCAGCGCGAGCGCGGCCAGGCCGTCGCGATCCTGCGGTGACGCATCGCGATAGTGAACGGCCGGCATTGAGATGGTAAGAATATTTCCGCCCGTCGCGCCGATCGCGCCGGTCGTCAGTGCCATCTCGGCGCCGGCTTTGAAGTTCGCCAAAAACGCCTCGGTCGCGACCAGCTCGTCGAGCGGGTCGATACTGCCGTTGATATCTCGCGAGGTTATCGTCACCTCGCCGAATCCGTCGGCGCTGTTGACATCGGTCGGCATCGCGACGTTCATTCCGAGATCGAACGCAAGCGCGTTAATGGTCGCGGCAAATGAATCAATCGTAAATGATCCACCGAGAAACGGTTCTGGCGTAGTGGTGTCGAAAGTCGGATCCGCCAGCGCGGTATCCGTCTGCGCGGTTTCGTGGCCGGTCAATGTAAAGTTAGCCATTACCCGGGCGCCGGCATCGAGCGCGAAGGATACATTGCCGCGGCAGCCGGTCACCTTGATGCGCTTGCCGTCCTCATAAACATACAGTGTCGCCGATTCCAGGCCAGTCGACGCCGGCGCATAGGTGACACTGGTCGACGCGGAAACGGTTTCGCCGAGTCCGCACGCGCGCAGCAGTTGACCGATTTCGGGCGCGGTGCCGGCGGCGCCGGATCCTTTCACCTCGCACGCAAACGTGATCTGTAACAGCCGGCCGCCGTATACCTGGCGAAGCGCGGCGAGACTCGGGCGGACCGCTGGCCGCTCGATCATTTTCAGGTTGGCGCTTGCCCAGGTTAAGCCCTCGCACAATACCGCGTCGGATCCCTCGGTCGGTGTCGGGTCGGTGTTATACGTCGATTCAACTTTTGCCAGTAGAACTTTTCGGCGCGTGAGTAGCTTTGCCATCGGGCTTTTCCTCGGTTGGTTTTTTCGTCGGCTGTATGGTCACAGTCCCGCCTGATCGCGGCTTACATATTTTTCTGATCGGGTTCGTCATGCTGATATGTCCGTGCGGCTGGTTCGATAATGTACGATAAACGAAAGCATTTGTGAACCGAATGGAATATTGCCGGAATCGGACAGCAATGGCTGGCCGGCGTTGCCTGGCTCGATGTCGATCACAAACGACAAACCGAGTGTATGGTCGGCGAGCAGCGCGGCGTGTACTTCCTTTCTGATCAGATTCAGCTTTGTCTCGATGCCGGATCCCATCGTGGTATAGCTGGCCTCGACCTGGTGCACGCTCTCAACAAATACGTTTAATTCCCAGTCGACAAGGCCGGTCTGATATTCGGCGGAAACCGTGTCGGCGCCCATCAAAATACCGAGCGCGGGAATATCGGCTGCCTGGTGCGGGTAGACCTGGCCGCGCTGCACTTTCGTTCCGGTCGTGGTTAATCCGGTTAGCAGCGTTTCGATCGCCGCCATGATTTGCTCTGATCGTGCGTCCGACATTAGCGCGGGCCTTCCAGTTCGAGAAGCGTTATTCCAGTGCCATCCGGTTCGACGGAAACAACTTTGTATTGCTTGCCGGTGCTGGTCCGCCTGATAACGCTATTGCGCTCGGCGCCAGCCAGATCCGTAGTGCGGCCGACGCATAAAGGATTGTCGCTGTTGATCCTGGTCCGCTCGCCGATAACCTCGACGTAGTCGGCGTCGAAGATTACCGTGACATCGATTTCGCTGTCGGCATGGTTCGGCCATACCGCGCCCGGCGAGAATTTTACAGGCTCGCCAAAGTCGGCGAGTATCGTTAAACGGTCGGTGTCGGTTTCTACAGTCATAAAAAGTGCGGCCGGCTCAGTGATTCAGGCTGCGCCGGCCGCAAGGGTTTGCGGCCGGGTTCGGCCGCGGGGGGGTTAGTTGAAAGTTCCGAAACCGGGCAGCAGCTTGACGTTGATATAAGTCGCGCCACTCACTACGGTTTCCATCGCCAGGCCGAAGTTTTCGACGTCGCCGGTCGCCGGCGTGATGCCCTTACCGACATTCGCCGCCGATACATCCCAGTCGACCAGGTCGCCGGCGTTGATCACGCCCGTTGCCTTCGCCAGCCTGAAAACGCCTTCGATGTGCATAACCGGCACTTGCGTCGTTGTCGCATCCTCGGCAACGACGCCGATGCACTCGTTTTCGACAACCACGTCGCCGCTACTGCGCGCACTTCCGACTGCGATCTGCATCGTCGAGCCAGGCCCAATATAATTTTTCATGTTCGTTACTCCGTAAAGTTAATCGAGTTTCAGGCTGCCTTAGCTGGTCGTGTTGCGAGCGGCGCCGCGATAGTCGAGAACGGCGCCGGCGACATCGATCCGGACCTTGTATTCGACGCCGTCGATATTCCAGCCGTCGTCAGAATCGAGGAAAGGTTCTTCGACTCCATCGAGGAATGCAATTTCGACCGTATCGAAAAGGTTTTGATCGGCCAGCGCGAAATAGGTCGTTGCGCTGTAGGCATCAAGCCGGGCATCCCATACCGGGGTCCACATCCCGTATTGAGTATTGACGGTAAGGTCGCCAGTGTTCGTGCCTTGCACCGGCGCGGTAACGGTCCTGATCGCTTTCGTTGCCGACATCAGCAGCGCGCGCGGAACGAGCAGATATTTCGGCGCGATATTGAGCGTCGCGCCGGTTTCGCCTGCCCGCGGTGCCGGCGAGGTTTGCGCGGCCATCAGTGCGCCGAATGCGTCCAGGGTCGTTTCGCTGATCGCGCCGGCGCTGCCGAGATTCGAATGATCCGCATGAAAAAGCGCGGTCGAGTCCTGGTTAAGCGTCGGATTCCCGGTCAGCAGTGCGTAGGCGACATCACCGACCTTGCGATTGGCAGCGCGACCCATTTTCCGCGGAATCGCGGTGAACGCCTGCAGGTCGTCGTTGATAATCGCCTGACGGCTGATCGGGAACATTTTCCCGTAGGTGCCGAGCTGAATCGTTTCTTTCAAATCCGACATCGCGCCGCGTTTGTACTCGTCGGATTCCAAAATTTCCTCGAGGTCGGAAAAGCTTGACAGGTTCACGCGGTCGGCGACTTTGAAGTCGGACAGGCTGCCGATGCGGCACCAGGTGCGCCAGGTTTCGGCCGCCTCATCCCATCCCATCAACATCGACTTGCTCGCGGTATTGCCGAGAATGTTCGCGAAATCCGAAGTGCCGAATTGACCACCACCGGCGCGAGTGAAGGCGCCGCCGACAATACCCATTCGATCGAGTCCTTTCACCGGCATGGAATTGCGAACCAGGTAATCGCGCGCCATATCATAAAGCGACATCGAAAAGAATTCGTTGTTTCGCCGCTCGTCGCGCGCCTTGTCGGGATCCTTGAACAGATCGGCCTTTAACTCGAGCGCGCGCGTAACGCCGTCGGTCCACTTGTCCGCCTCGTCGGCAATGGTTTGCACCGTGCCGTGACTGCTCGGCGCCTGCTCGCGCGTGCGCGATGCCGGCTCCGGATCGCCGCCGAGCCATTCGAGCAGCAGCTCGTTTGCACGCTCGGCGCTGGTATTCTCATCGATGCAGGTTTGGCGCAGCTCCGAAACGCCGGCGCGCGCCAGGTAAGGTTCGTAACTGCGATAAATTTTCGTGATGCGCTCGGTCGCGGCGCGCTGGCCTTGCTCGAAACCTTCGCCTTTACCGGCTTTGCGCGCAGCCTCGAAGTCAGCAATATTCAGTTCGTCGCCTTTCTTTTTCGGCGCGGCGCCCTGGTCGGTCGTTTCTGTGGTCATAACTTTTACCTCTCTGGTTCGATTTACCCCGACCGTAGCATCGGCAGGGACCGCAACTATTGACGCCTCAACTGGCCGCCATCGCGTGACTTTAACCGTATTATCATCATTTTCAACATTTTCGCTAATTTCGATAATGTCATATTCGACGCTGGTGTCGGATATAAAGCCGTCGCGAACGTCGTCCCAGGCTTCCCGCGCCTCGGCTGAATTCTTTGAAAAGTGCGCGACGCCCTCGAGGCGCCGGTTTTTCAGGGTGATATTTTTGACGCGGCCGATCAGTTTCCCGCGGTGATCGATGCGAAGCGGCAAGCCCTCGGCGCGGCTCGCGCGGACCATATCGATTGCTTCGGTTTCGTGAACCAATACCTCGTTACCGAAAAAGCGGCGATACGGTTCCTCGCTTGATATCGATACCGGGATCGTGCGCGCATCTTCATCCATGCCTTTGCGGGCAAAGGTCATCGAGCGCGACTGTGGTTCGTGCAACAGCTTGTCGCGGGTTTCTCGGCTGATAATTTTATCGGTCATATCATGCGGCCTCATTGTCGGCGTTGTCGGTCTCATCGGTCGCGGGCGCGTCGGGCGCCGGCGCGTCGGCGGCCGGCGCTGGTGCGGGTTCGGCCGCGACTGGTGCGGGCATCAAATCTTTCAATAGCTCCTGCTCCTCGCGGATCTGCTCGAGGACAATCATCGGGTCGCGCCCGGTGCGTTGAAGCACGACTTGAGACCAGGGGATAAAATGATTCTGTACCGCTTTTTCATCGGCGGCCGCTTCCTTCGCCGGATCGATCCATGGCTGTGGCGGCGCGATCCAGCCGGCACTAAACAAGTCTGACAGTTCCAGGCCGCCAGGGATTTGTAGATTGTTCGACAGTACCGACGCGACTATAAACTGCTCATAAATCGGCTGAAATATCGCATAGACCAGGTATTCACGCATCGCGGCATAGCTCGCCATCGATTCAACCAGTTCTTGACGCTGCGCCGAGTAGGTGCCGTCATAATTGCGGCTTATGCTCGAATATTGCGTGCCGGTGCCGGCGGCGATTGCTTTCATTTGCGAGTTTCGGTAATCCATCAATGACGTATTCGGCCGATTCGTGTCGATCGTGCCGACGCTCTCGCCTGGCAGTAGGTCGTCGAATATCATTCCGCCTTTCATTTCCATAGTCCGATTGGCGCGCATGGTTACACCGTCGGCGGCATAGGCCGACTGCGGATCGAAGTCCGTACCCTTTTGAATGTACGCGGCAAAGCTCGCACCGATACGCGCCGCGATTCTCTCGCTTTCCTCGTAATCTTTTATGTCATCGAGTCGATGCGCGACGCCATGAAAAACCGATACGCCGCGAGTCTGATTTATCCGGCGCGTGAATTTGGCGTGAATCATGCGCTCGGCCGGCACTCGCTTTAGGTCCGTACTATCCGGCCGGAGTATTGCGGAAAGCCGGTTATCGGGAACGGTTTTGAAAAGGTGATAGGCGCGCGGCCGGTTCCAGGCTGTTTTCTCGACACCGTGCGTAATATTCCGCTTCGAGTCGTTGAAATCAAACGGTAGGAAATCGCCTTCGATCAGCTCGACCGAATAGGGTATTTTCCCGGCGTGAACAACTCGCCCGGTGTTACCGAGTACGTGCTGTGCCAGGATCTCGCCGTCACGGTAAAGCGTTCGCGCCGATAACCGTTGAACCGCGGCAAAGTTCAGTTCGTGCGTCACCTCGGGGTTGCGGATCCAGTCTCGCCATAGGAAATTGATTTCGCGGTTCAACTCGCGCAGCGCGCGGTTGCTTTTGCGATCCAGGACCATCGGCATCACCTGAATGCCGGCGCCAACGGTTTTATTCACCAGGTTATCAAGTATCCCGATCGCAAGGTCGTGATTCTCATCCAGCCAGCGCGCCCAGTCGCGAATATTGCCTCGGGCGTGATCCATGGATTTGTCTGCTGATCCTTGCTGGCCAGGCTTTCGGTGATACGGGTTTTTCTGTGCCGCCTCATAAAGCCGGACCGTTTGCGCCTGCCAGAATGCCCTGGTCGCGGCAGCCTTGGGATTTACTACCTGCAGGAAGCGAGTAATTACGTCCATTTTGCTACCTTAAATCCGCCGCCGTCTACGCTGGAATTCGCCGCGGCGGAAAGCGATCGCACGGCACGTTGCCAGTAGGTCAGCATGTTACGCACCTCGGTAGAGTCGAGCCGGGTCAATTGCCGATTGCCGATCGTGTAGGATTTCCCGATCGCGATCGCCCTCGAGGCGGCCAGGTAAAGATCGCGCTGTTCTTGCGCCTCGGCCAATGTGATGTCGTCGCTCATCGCTTAACGCCTATCGAAACCGCGGCCGCTGCGGCGCGTGAAACCGTAATCGCCGGCGGCCGCCGTTACTGGTTTCGCGGGTTGCTGCTGCTCGGGTTGATTGAGTGCTTGCCATGTAGGATTTAGAATTTTAAGCGCTGCCAGGTTCAGGACCGCGGTATCAAGCGGCTCGTTTCTCGGTCGGATCTTGTGCCATTCACGGAATGAAAAACCTCGCCGTTTTTTGGTGACTATTTTCTCAGCCGTTAAGCCTTCGAAATATTCCGGACCCAAATCGCGGTTAAAGTGCCGATATCCTGGTCCTGCCTCATCTAATCGTAGCTGATGGTAAATTATTGACTTGGCGCCGTCTACACCGATGTTGAAATGTCGAACCGGCGCCGGGTTGTTGCCAGTCTTCTTTTTTTGCGCTCGATCGACCACCGGTAGACCTGATCCGGCCTGTCCTTTTGTGGCATATACGCGCCTGGCGCTTTGTTTCTTACAGAACGCATAAACATAATCGGTGTTATATCCGGAGTCGACGCAAGTGCATGAGATATGCAATTCCAGGCCGGCGTTATTGATATAGGTCCGGCCGAGCGCTTTCGCTAAATCGTTCCATGGAAGTGCCGTCGTGGTGTCGCCATATATCAATATATATTCGACTTGATAATTTTCCTCGCCGGGCGCCCATGCTTGCACATCCATTTCGAGCCGGTCGGCCTGCACATCCACGCCAGC